CAGTTGCATATCAGGTAACGATGCAATTCAAAGAACTTGTACCAATCTTTAATGAAGATTATAGTCAACTAGATCAACTGGATGAAGACAATACACAAATTCCATTTGTAACACCAGGTAGAGGAATAGGTTACTAAAATGTCAAATTACTTTAATCAACTTCCAGATTTTGAATACGTCAGTAGACTTCCAGATGCGAAGATCTCTGAATATATCACAGTAAAAAACCTATTCAAGAAAGGAGAGTTGCGTCCTGATATTTTCCAGAACGTAGCATTCTTTACTAAGTATAAAATCGAAGGAGATGATAGACCTGATAATGTTGCCTCTATTTTTTATGGAGATTCAAGTTTAGATTGGTTAGTCCTAACTTGCAATAATGTTATTAATATACAATCAGAATGGCCACTAACTCAAGTTGAATTTGATTCATATCTCATATCAAAGTATGGCACGTATGAAAAATTAAATGCTGTACACCATTATGAAACAGTACAGCACAAAAACACAGACAATGTAATCATTGTTCCTGCTGGATTACAAGTAGATTCTACTTTCTCTGTTGATTACTATGACTTTTATACTGATAGTCAAGTAACAGCAACACCAGTTATTCCAGTATCTAACTATGAATATGAAAATAAAATAGAGGAAGATAAAAGAAACATATTCTTATTGAAGAGAAAGTATCTCCCAATTGTCAATGATGATATGCAAGAAATGATGGAATACAAAAAAGGTTCCACTCAATATGTGAATGGAACCCTTAAGCGTGCTGATAATATCAGACTATTTCAGTAAATTAATATATGCTGCGATAACTAAAAGAGTTAGGCACAACTGATTATATTTCATTGGAAGTATTTGTCCATCCTAAGTTTGATGTAATACATTCCTAACAACCAAACGGAGAAGAGAAATCCTTCTCCGTAACTCATCGAGTTCCATGCATGAACTGCACTATCCATTATTCCTCCGCAAGTTTCTGGAAGTAGGACAGAGCATCATCTTCATCAGAGTCCGCAGACTTTGTTGGAGTGATGTCTGGTGCATTGAAGTCAGCAGCAGGAGCTTTACTTGATTCAAAGTTGGGAGAGAAAGATCCACGACCTTCACTCTCACTTTCCAGTTCTTCGTCATAGCGACGGGTAGGTGGTTTAGCACCGAGAACCATCTTCAGACGCTTGTCAAGATCTTCATAGGACTTGAATTGATCTGCTGCAGTCAAGGCAGTCAGTGAATACTGTTTCTTCCACAGTGCTTCCAATGCATCATCATCATCCAGTAGAGGACCAGGTGATGCGAACTCGGAAGAATCATAGTTCCAGTAACCTGCAACCTTCTTCAGTTTCAATTTGAAGTTAGCACCCTGCCAGAAGTCAAAAGGATTGATGGCAGTCTCATCTTCATACTCAGGTTGCATTGCTTCCATGATCTTGTCAAAGATCTTCTTGCCGAACTTGTACAAAAAGACTTTGCCTTCATTGCCAGGATTTGCTTTGTCCTGTACAACATAGATGTTGGCATAATATGACAGTTTACGCTTCTGTTTACGGACGGTATCCTTATCAGAATCCAGACCACTGTTCCAGAGTTCACGATTGTGCTCTGATACAGGGTCTTTACTACCATTCGTAGTCAAAGAATTTTCAATGTACCAACCACCAGGACCTTGGAAGGCATGGGAGTACATCTTTGCCCAAGGAAGTTCTTCTTCGTTAGGGGCAGGGAGGAAACGGATCACGGCATAACCATTGCCGGTCTTATCCATTTCGGGTTTCCAGAGACGCTCATCAGCACCACTAGAAGTATTGTTCATCTTCTCTACTTCCTTTACCAGTTTAGAGGTAAGAGAACCCAGAGAGGATTGCTTTTTAAGATTTGCAAAAGACATAGGATTTTTGGATTAATTGGATTTGGCTTTTGTGTACTTCGTTATTCTAGAGGAATCAGGAGTCTTTGTCAATCTCTGCTTTCATCACATTTAACATTTTAGTCATGTTAGAAAAAATCATATTCATGTCAGCGTCTTTGGGAAGACCCATCATTTGTGCCGATTCAACAATGCGATTCTTCATCATTTTTGCTTCAGGATCATCAGATAAACTTAGACGAGCATATAAAACTCTTTGTTTATCGATCAGTTTTTCAAGAAGAGCCACATGAAATCTTTGCTCTTCTCTTGACATACTAGGAAACTTAAAGACGTTTTTATAAACGTCCTCTTGCAGTTCACTAATTTCTGTCATCTCTGCACGGACGACTTCGGATTCAAAGAAACTCATTTGACTAATACGACCTCTTTTAGAATTTTTTTATAACGGAATACATCGATATTTAGGAAGGGAGAATACTTTTTCATTCTCAAACTGACAGATTCCCATACAGGATCTTGTAGTTCACTATCAAAATTTTTTTTAAACCCTAGTATTTTATCAAGTATTACCAGGGTTTCAATTGATATGTCACCACCCAAATACTTCTTCAGTAAAATTGGATGCCCTTGTTTGTTTACAAATACAGTATCAAAGTCTTGATCAGAAAAAATAATTTCAATTTCTTCTTTGAAAACATATGATAGAGATTGTGTTCTCTTCTTCCATTCCGTATATCTATTTTCACCTTCTCTAATCATTTCACCAATCCAGAGTTTGTTTGGATCAGTGCATGTAATAAAGTTAGATACAAAAAAATCGATTACTTCTTTATCATTTTTGTTTCGTGATAATTTTTCAAACCAAAAACGATCCTTTCGTTTATAAAACGATTGAACAGTAGCACGACTTTTACCACAATACTTATGATAATCGTATTTTTCTTTTGTAAAATGATTTTTTAATGACAAATAGCTTTTGTAAGCATCAAAGGGCATCATTACTATAGGGGTAGTTTTGCTCTGGAACTTCTTTTCAGAAAGTTCAATTCTGTTGCTTCACCCTTTATTTTTTCTTTCAATGGTTTAGAAATCAATTTGGGAACTGATTCTATATCGATGCTATTCTTTTCGCAAAAATGAATAATCGCATCAATATAATTCATCTCGACGTTATCCATGACAAGAGATTCAATCTCCTGTGCAAACTTGGATGGGCAGAAGAATTTCTTTTCTAGTGCTTTTTCTAGTTCATTCTCCATTCTCTGACCTAGTATTGTGATGTACAAACTCTTTAATGTATCTAACTAATAACTTAATATAATCCCCTTTGTTTCTTTTGTCAAATACTTTTACTTCTCCACCAGGTGTAACCATAATGGTGATAAGTTTTTTGACAGGGATACCAGTCAGTTCATAATAGGCAGCAGCATAAAAAGTTTCTTGAACGAAATAGTTTTCCAACCATTTCTCTGGTTTAATCTTTTCTGATGTTTTAAAGTCAATGACTGCAAGTTCTCCTTCGTATTCTGCGATACAGTCAACCCTACCAGCTAGTCCGAGATACTCTGAGTACAGAGTCCTTTCGATAGCGTGTACGTTATTTATCTTATCCAGATATGGTTTAGCATGATGAAACATAAACTGTGTGAGAGGACGAAAGTCATCCCAGTTTATTTCATTGTTCCTCATGTATACTTCAACTGCTTCGTGGAAGTCTGTGCCACGGGTAGTTGCTCTTTTAGTAATACGATTTGCTTCTTCAACACCAACTCGCTTTCGCCAATTAATAAAGATCTGTCGATTATAAAAAGAAGTCACAGACGTAATAGAAGGCACCCAATCTCCATTTGGAAGGTTATAGAGACGGATGCCAGTTGTTTCTTTCTTATTTAATTCAAGGTCACCAAGGTAATTACAATGCTCAAAAATCATAAATTCAATTCCATTTTAGCAACTAAGTATTCTTTACAGAGACCAGACCTGACAATATCTTCAACACCAAATTCAATGATGTCCATAGATGGCATTGTTCTAAGGATTCGCATGAAGTCGGCAATACCATTCTTCTCTGCAGTTTTAACAAGGTCAGATTGTGTTGCGTCTCCGCAGAACATAATCTTACTGTTCTCTCCTATCCTTGTAATTATACTATCAAGTTCGTGGAAATTCAAGTTCTGGAATTCATCAACAATAATAACTGCATTATCAAGAGTAGTACCCCGAATGAATGAAGTAGACCAAAAACTTACAGTCCCTTGCGTCTTTAAGTTACCATAAAGCATTTCAAAGTCTGCTTCTGTAGGCAACTCAAACATGTACTTCACCATATTCTTATATGGTATCTGATAAAGAGAAGACTTATCCTCATGATCACCTGGAAGGAAACCAATCTCTCTGGTCGCTACAAGCGATCTAACAATATAGATCTTCTCGTAGGGTGTCTTGGTATCAAGAACGTCTCTCAGAGCGTTATAGAGCGTGATAAACGTCTTGCCTGTTCCTGCTGCACCATAGGCAACGATGTTTTGATCGTTCTTGTAGCAGCGGAATAGTTCTTGCTGATTTTCTGTTAACGGTTCGATGGTTTTCATCAAATCCGTATTGATTGGTTTCTTTCTTTTCATTTGTTTGTTAGACATTCCAAATGGAACTGGAGTTTGAGTCTTTCTTTTTGATGCCATAGAAAAGATTACACAGGACGGACATTGGATTTTGGTTGTTTCGATACTTTACGAAGAACATCATTCCAACCAGGATGAGATTTTTTAAGTCTGTCGTAAATCTCACCTACCTCCCCACAACCAGGGACGGTTGATGGGTCGCTCCAATCCCTTGTCCAATCAGGGTTCTCTTTACACCATTCAGTCCATTCATGAATACTCATCTTGACTTCTTTTTGTTCACCAGACTCTCTATTAATAACAGGATATGTTGCCATAAATCACCTACTCTTATTTTTATTTATTCCATTCCATTGCTTCCGCAACAGCAGGGAATTGTTCACAGAAGATCTCTTTCGCACCTAGTGCAAGATCCATATGTTCTTTCTGTGTACCGTTTGCAGAACGCAAATCGATATAATGGATCCATGACCTCACAGATCCGGTCATGTAGATTTTTGTGGGACATGCCAAAGGAAGCACAAAACGAGCACACTCCTTTGCAATTCCCTCATCAAGCATTCTCTGATAAAGATCCATTGCTTGTACAAAATGTTGTTGCATTAACATTTCAAACTTCTGACTCGTAAACGGGTCAACATCATCAATAGAATTCTGACGATTCTTGGTGTCTTGTCTGCGTAGTTCAGGTAGGGGGATCTTCTCCGCGAGTAAGGAAGAATCAGCATAGCGTTGTGAAAATTCTTGATATGTAAATGATCTGTGACGAAGCACTTGAGCTGCAATTCCTCTAGTAGTATTCAACTCCAGAGTCATGTATGCTTGCTCAAAAATACTCCAGTGCTGATGCTTCACACAATACTTGAGAAGACCAGAGAACTTTTCATTCTCCTGGTTATTGGGGTTTGAAACACGGGCACAATATGCCATGTGCTTCTCAGCATCAGGAGTTACGCTGATTAGTTTTACGTTGTTCTCGCTCATTAAGTGTCTCGTTAATAATGTCTTTTAGTTCTTGTCTTTCTAAATCAGTAAAGACATTTCGTTTTGGTATCACCAGTGGTGGATAGAATTTCTTTGATGATGTTTTACCACTACTAGGAACACTCATCCCTTGTGTATCTATCTTATCCATCGTCATCCTCAAATACTTCGTCGTAATCTAAAATGTAATTGGCAGCAGGATCATCAAAATTTTCTTGCTTTGAAGTATATGAATCAGTATCTGAATACACTTCAGACTCAAGAGCATCAACCAGCAGTTTTAAATTTTTTACTATTAGTTTTAGTTTATCTCTTTCCATAAAAAATGGGAGGTTTCCCTCCCATTATAACACTATTCAATTGATTTGACAATCACTTGGTGTAAGTGCGTCCACGATAGCAGAAGGTGCCGTGTGACTCCTT